CCTTGAAGCTCATTTGCGCCTGAGGCGCTGTCTTGGTTCCGGGAGAACCCGCATCCATGTTCATCTGTGCACACTTGAGATAGAACCCCCGCAGCAGGCCCGCCAGGCCCTTGTTGGGGTAAGATGCTGCTCTCGCCAGGTACGAATCCCTCGCGATGGCGCGGCCGACTGGCGTGTCCAGTCCGTGCTGCTTCATCATTGAGGAGACTGACCACGAGCTTGTGGCAAGTCCCCTCATCACCTCGGGAATGACGACCCTGGCGAAGCCCTGTCGCTGATTCAGTGTGTTGCACCCACAGAACGTAACGACCTGGCCCTCCCATGCAAACACGAGCTTCATATTGAAGCCCCAAGCAATCCACAGCTCCTCCACCATCTTGAATATACGATTCAAGGTGCGAGCGTCTTGCTCCGGAGTGAGCAACCGGGCTTTCCCTCCGATCGTCTCGTACATCACGAGCCGAAGGAGACTGTCGTCGCCTTCGAACCGCGCTACGATCTGAGCGGAGTACGTAGCCCCGGGAGCTCCCTCGAAGTGGTGAGCGGCGTTCCTGATGTCCAGGACGTGGCGACGCTTGAGGTTCTGGGAAGTCATGACTTCAATAGGATTCCTGAACAAGGCATTCGTCCACAGCGTTAGGTTCACGAAGAAGTTGGAGCAGGAAGTGGGTCGTGCCCCGCTCTCTTGGATCGCGTCAATGCTGATCCTTGCCTTCTTCATCCATGGCGTGTCCTTCTCGTCAGACGCGTTGGTCGAAACCTTCGCGGTGAGCTTCTTCTTGCTCATGCCACTGACGTTCTGGGACACCTGCTTCGGCGCGGGACCGTCGGGGTAAATCGTATCCACCATGGCCTTCCAGATAAACTGGAAGGCCTGATTGGTGGTACAGTCCCTTACGGTTGCCGAGCAGGTAGTGTCCCATGCGGACCCGTCGCCTTCTATTGCGACGCCACAGAACCCCCCTTGCTTGTGGGTATCCTCGACGAATTCTGCCATCGCATGGACTTTGTCCTGATGCTTAATATGCATCAGGTTACACCACTCGCCCTCAGCCGGCAAATCGCCGACATCCGAGCGGAGCGTGAATACCAAGTCCTCAAAGCATCTGCACACCAACAAAGAACAGAGCTGATTGTATTCGCCGCAATTCAGAATAATCCTTGCTGATTTTCCTGAACGCGCCGTCACTTCTGCTTTGATTTGTGCGACGACCTCGTCCAAATCTTCCCTGCCGCTCCGCAAATCGTCCATCGCGTGCGCGAACCGGGCAGGACTCCAAGAATTGGACTTCAACTCGTCGAAGATGGGATGGTCAACCATCCACTGAAGCACCTTCTCTTTCGTGAATGCCGACTGACATATCTTCGTGACGTACTCATACAAGCGCGCACGCTCCTTGGAGCTTACGGTGAGTGGCCTTTGCTTCATCTCTATGCGCTCTCGTAGGGCCCTCGCCATGCTCGCGATTGATCTTGCGTGGCACGTCACCCCCGCTATCATGGGACCGATCCTGACGGCTATGACCTCATCCATTTTGTCGTTGATGATGTGCTCGGTCCCTGACGGCGTTGTTACTATGTTCAGTCCGCCAAGCTCCGGCGCCTTATACAATATCGAGTTCACGGGGAGGTTCG